AGACCCGCACCACCAGAGCTTCAGATTCCTCCTGTGTCTTCTAGCAAAGTAGATGCTATCGATGCTGAGTTCAGAGACGTACCACTATTAGAACCTAGTATAAATATTAAGATGCCTGTGGAACGTGGAAGCATTGTCACACCTCCACGTATAGAAGCTCTGCCATCACTGGACGCACCAGCACGGTCTCGCAGACTTCCACCTGGTCCGACTGTGATAGTGCCTCCACGTACATATATTGAGACACCTCCACCACCAGACTTTAACGTACCTCTTGTTCCTACTCTATCTGTGAATAACATTGACTTGTCCACTAACAGATTGATGGACTTGCTCAGCAATCCACAGATAGACTTAAGACCGTACACTAATCCAGTACCATTCCGCAGTTCCTTTGACGCTGCTCGTCAGCTTATCAGAGACAACCAGCCTACTACGCGCCCTGGTCGTAACTCGTTCAACTCAATAGTCGAGTCCGTAAAAGGCTCAACTTACAGAAGTCTAGGTGACTACTCTAATCCTCGTTTAGACCGACTCAGACAGTTAGCTAACAACGCTGACTCTCTAGACGACCAACTACTAGATATGAATAAAGTAGTTGCTGACTTTATAGATGATAATAATGAATTATTATCTATTGAAGAAAAATTCAGTATACTACGTAATCCTGAATCTGTTTCTGATGTAATAAATAAGTACACAGGAGCAGAACGCAATCAGCTGGTGTCGTCTTTAGTAAATAATGCTAACTCGAACAAGTTCTTTAACTTGCCTGAGACAGCACAGTTGCTGTACGAACTGAAGACGCCTAACGTCATGCTGGATATGGCAGCGTACAACGAAATATACAGAAGTCTGCCCAAGGACTTGAGACCAGCACCGGGGAACCCTATCGGTGCAGTACGCATGCAGGAGTTCTTAAATGCTAATACACAGCTTGAAACAGCACTACGTGACCTTAATGAACTTCAGGATACGTACAACCAATTAAAAGCAGAGATTACTGAAGCGACTGGTAAGTCTGCTTCTAGGCAAGTGCTGGACGAGACAGTCACTGAAGCGTCTCTGTCAAAAGGCACTCGTGCTGACGAGCCGTCTATACAGGTAGGTGACCGTCTTACTAACGAGGACGAGGTTGCACAGGCTCAAGCTCGTAATGTGACGCAACTCACTGAACAGGAGGCGTCTTCACCAAAAGTGCTGCGGACGTTAGGGCAAGACTTGCGTGTCTTAGATGCGGCAACATCGCGTCAGGTTAAGCTGGCGTTACAAGACATGGAAATGATGCTGCCACCTGATGAGTTCGAATTGCAGAAGTCAGCAATGTTCGAAGACCTTGCATTAGAAGGGTACGACGTTACCTCAGACGGAGTGGTAATCAATCCTAACAAATTCAGCATTGTCAGCGCTGAGGAGATAGAGGACGTAACGTCAGGCTTAGACCTTCGTGCTGCTGGGTTCATTGACGACCCTAGTGAGTTGTCGGCATTGAACCTTCAAGCACAGATGCTAGACGAGATTAGTGAGCGTCTAGAAGAAGGGTACAAAGAGTTAGACCGCAGCATCACTAGAGCAGAGGACGCAGAAGATTTGTTACGTGCATCTGCTGAGACGTACGCTGACAATTACAATGAGTTGACGAAACAGTCACCACAGAGTTACGAGAAAGACTTTACAGATTTATTGGTGAACGAAGATGAAAGACTGTTCAAGCACTACGATGTCATTCCGCCGTCTCCTACATACTATAGCATCTGGAACGATTACCTTGACGAAATATTTCAAGCAATACGTTATGATGACCCAGATAGCATTCTTGATACTGCTATTTCGTGGCGTAACAGCCACCGTGAAATGTGGGAAGAAGCTGCGCAGGTTTATGAGTCAGCAGTCGAAGTCTACCGTGACTTGAAAGAGCTACACGGTGAATGGGTACCAGACGATTTCTTTCCAACACTTGACGAGGTTTGCTAATGGCACGTTGCAATCTATTTCAACAGTATAACGTAAGACAGAAGCGTCCATTCTCGACGCAGGAAGTCAACGACCTCAAGGCACGTCGTCAGATATGGAATAGAATACTTAATGCTGCTAACTCTACTGTCACTGCACAGCTTAAGCGCGTACAAGAAATGCAGATACGTCAGCGTCTACAAGACGAGTGGATTTCTTCTACTGGTGAAGTGATGCGAGTGTTCCCTGAACAGGGCAAGCGTATACAGGATTTCCTTGTACGTGAGTTTGGTCAGAAAGCTCGGTTCTTAGGTTTAGACCCACAACGTAACTACTCGTTGGCTGGGGAGGTACGATACAACCTAGAGACCTTCCAAGCCACCGCTGAAGGGATGGTTAACATCGCTGGCAAGATTAACAGCATTAGTAAGTTGGACGCATTTCAGAAAGTATTTAAGAACATTGTACGTGATAAAAACTTAACTGACGCGCAGTCGTCTCTATTATTCTTCTCTGCTGTAGAAGACGGTAGAATTCCCACGACATTGAGTACTGAGGTGTCTTACGTAGTGAACACCCTCGGTAACACTACGACTCCTGTCGCTGAGTACCTACAGCGTAAACACAACCGCTTTTTAGGCACAGCACAGGACTTGGGTCTGAACAAGCAAGAGATAGATGAACTAGTAGATGCTGCTACTGAGCTGTCCACTGCGTTTGACGAAGTTCGTGCGGTAGCAACTGCACTTGGTGTGTCTATACCTGATTTAGAAAACTTAGGATATTTTAGCAGAATTATTACTGAAGACTTCAAGCTGCGCCTGCAAGACCTAGACGTGCCTGAACTGTTTCAGACGCTACGCGCAGACATTGTGGAGTTGTCTTCACTGTTTGGTCGGTCTCGAAACACGGTACATTATTTACCATGGGATGAGGCAATAGCAGCACAGATGCTGGATATTGATGTGCCTACGTTGCGTCTCATGTTAGACAATCCTACGCAGTTTAGAAACTACCTAGAGGAGAATCTCACAGCAGATCAGTTAGATGGTCTAGTGGACTCTGGTGTCTTCGCTAAGCTGCCTATGAGCGCAATAGATGTGTACGATTACTTTAAGTCACAGTACCAATTGCCGTACGAGAGCCTCAGCAGGATGTTTGTGACAGACCCAGTACTAGCGATGCAGAAATATTCAGCCAGTCTGATGCAAGCTGCTGGGTCTTCAGCGCTAGTTCGTGGTGTCTTAGACGGTCGTGCGTTCTCTGCTGGTTGGACAGTTGACGGTAGTGCCATTAAGTCTAATCCTGTACTCTACGGTGACTTCGTACCACTTGGTAAGTACCTTGATAGATGGGCGGCACAAGCAAATATTACTCCAGCACAGGCTTTAGTCAGTATGGGTATCACAGCAGACCCTACAGAAGCTCTGCGTATCATAGGCTCGTTTGAGAACGCTTACGTTCATCCTGTAGTGGCTGACCAGTGGTCTGCTATGATGACAATGTCTACTAATCCGGCGATGTTGGGGCAGACAGGGTACATACTTCACGCTGCCAGCAGACTGTACAGTAAGCTTCTCATTAGTAGTAACACTATGGGTTATATACTGAATAACACGTTAGGGTCTATCAAGCAGACTGTTGCAGGTGGTGGTAACATCATGCGTTATTTGCCTAACTTGATGGAGGTGACTAAAGCGCTGAAGCATGGATTTGAAGCATTTGATGACACTAAAGTGTACTTCAAAGACGTCAATGGTGCAGAGTACACAAGACGCGGTTTGGTAAAAGAGTTTCTTAAGAGACGAAATCAAGGTATCGCACCTGGTACAACTAGACTGCGGTTCACTAAGTCGCAGAACAGCTTTATCGAGGAGTTGCTCGGGTCTCCACAGGCTGTGATGTCTGGTCTTAACGAAGTAATGCAGTACACTATGGCAAAGGGCACTGTAGTGGGTAACAAGAAGATACCACTATGGGAGAGACCAGGAAGATTCACAAAGGCATCACTGCGTAAAGCGTCCACTGGTCTGGACAGGTACTTCAGTTCTATTGCTAGTGTAGCGAACATACTAGAACTGACTGGTAAGCTCACGGTACTTGACACCGTATTAATGAAAGTTGACGGGTTCGACGAAGCTGTGTCCGCATTTGGGCAGACTGTGTCATCATTTCAATTTACTAGGTTCAACAGCCTCGATGAAGCATTCCGTCACGTAGATGAGTACTTCATTAATCCGTACGGTGTTGGGCGTCTTGTAGGGAAAGCAAGTGCATTCTTGTTCCCGTTCGCTGTCTGGAGAATGATGAATCCTCCGATGCAGATGCGTCATATAATTAGACACCCGCAGTGGTACATGGGCTACCTCCGTCTACATGCACTGAATCAGGATGAGCTGTCTCAAGACGAACGAGCAGTAGAGGCTGCTATTGAGCCATGGGTACTTAAGGCAATGCCATGGTACATAGGCAAGACGCACGAAGGCAAGCCTATGATGCTGTTACCTACCAGTTATGACCCTATCGCTGATGCACTCGTATTCTTTAACGACACAGGCGACAAAGTCCAGCGTATGCTAGGCATGGGCGCACAGTTAACGGCTGACCAGCGTCTAGACGTACGTAATGAGACAGCACAGGATTTCCTAAACGAACTGGTGTCTTCCATGTCACTGCCAGTGAAATCTATGTACGAATTAATATCTGGTGTAGACACATTCACAGGTAAGAAGATAGATGAAAACCCCGCAGAGGCTCGTCCTGATTTTGTTGGTATTAACTGGAACCCTAGACTTTATCTACTTGTGTCTAAGATTCCTTTCTTGAGTAAGCTTGACGCGATGAACCCAGGTGGGATGTTCGGAACTGCACCAACGTTTGACTCATTCACTGGGCAAACGCTGACACCAGGCACTCCGTCGATATTCGGTGGTACTCGGTCTAAACGGGACACTCGACGCATGACATTCGAGTCGTCTCCACTATGGGCGCAGACTCTCATGCTGGCAGGTATGAACATCCGTACAGTAGATTACGATAGAAATCTACAGAACACGTACTCTGACATTGATGTAACTATCTCATATCTAGAGAAGTCTATAAACAGCAACAGACAAGAGATTACGCTGGGTCGTGAGACAGGTAAAGTATCCGAGTCGGAGTACGCTAGACGCAGAGCGCAGATTGAAGACCAAGTGTCTATCTGGGGTCAGCTAATGCTAGATAAAATGCGTTTAGACTCGTACATGCGAAAGTACAATGTGACTCCTACGAACGTACTACGAGACCTTGACAAAAAAGGTCTAGAGGTACGACAGTTACCACTTCCTGGAGACGAGCAACTTCGTGGTATCGCAGAAAAGGTTATCAGAGTAGACCGTGAGTTAGACGAGGCAGAACAACGTGGACCCAATGAATAAGGTCATTTTAGCGCTAGGATTTGTAATTAACATCATTGCGCTGCTCACCGTAGTGGTGCGAGTTTCAGCAGTCATCTTTGACCTAAAGCGCAGATTAGACTTAGTGGAACGAGATTTGTCTAACAGACTTGAGTTGTTACAGCGTGACACCGACGCGAAGATTACCAAGGTCGAGCGTCTATTAGATTCTCTTAATCACTCTGTCGAAATGGACGAGATGCAGTTAACTGAGTTAGCGCGGACAGTTACTGCACTGCGAGACTCCTCAGCGTCTGCTAATCAGTTGCTTAAAGCTGAAGTCACCAATATGGTTACTGAGCTTAAAGGTACAGTGGCAAGTAACAATAAGAACATCCGCTCTTTAGAGAACTTCTTACAGAAAAAGTACGATGAGTTCGAGCCTAGAGATTATTAATGAATGTATCAGTTCTCATACCATTTAGAAATAATGAGTCTACTATACAGAAGTGTCTAGACAGCATACCACCAGACTATGAAGTGCTGTTGTGGGATGACTTCAGTGAAGACCGCACGGCGGACATTGCTCGGTCTTACCAAAATTGTACAGTCTTTTCGTCACCGTTTAAGAAGTCACTAGGACAGATGCGTGGTGAGTTGTTCTGGTTGTCTGAAGGAGACTACGTAATCTACCAAGACGCTGACGATTGGCGCATACCGGAAAACACACAGACAGCAGTACCACTTACTAGAAGTGTGCTGATGACTCCGGTGGTGCGCACACCGAGCAAGCTGCTGCGTCTACAAGAAGATGTGTTGTCTGATTTATTCTTAATGACGTTTCAAACAAATGGTATCATATGGGAAAGACACGTACTAGAACGTTCAGCATTTCCTACCATCCATTGTTGGGAGTACTTCATGGTAGCGGAGGCTTACATGCATGGGTTCAATTTTGACTACCATAGTGAACCTACTGCGTATTACACTGGTCCGGGTCTGTACTCTGCTAACAATAGACTAGGTCAATTGAAGAGCAGGCTACGTCTCATTCAGAGTTTAATTAAGGAACTGAAATTGACTACAGCTCAACACAACTACGCAGTACAGACTGTTAAGACCACACGTAAAATTCTAGCAGACAAATTCAGCCACCCATGTCCATTAGGACGAGGAAGCTGTATCAGTGCTTGCTTTACGAGTGATGATGATAGAGAGAACGGGGACAGATGTCTAGGGAGTCACTGTAGCGAATAATGCCTAAGAATAAGGTTGTAGGTAAAAACAAACGTAAAGGCTCAAATAAAGCCACGGGTCGTGACTACAGTTACGATAAGGAGTACCAGTCGTCTGAAAAGCGTAAGAAGTACCGCGCGGAGTTGAACGCCTACAACCGCAAGAAGGGCACTTACGGAAACGGAGATGGCTTAGACGCATCGCATAAAGGTGGCGTCATATCTGGTTTTGAGTCAGCAAAAGTTAACAGGGCACGTAAGCCCAAACGGAGGAAGTAATGGTTATTCGTGCTAGCATTATTAATGATGGCGACACCAGAGACGTTGTATGCGATGCTGACGGTCGTCTCTTAGTAGGTGGTATTTCGCTAGACGGTAGTGTAGCAATCGACTTGACAGACACTAACGCTGCACTCGCACAGTTAATTGACATTCTAGACCCAGCAACGGGTAACTTTCAAGTTCAGGTAGACCCAGCGTTCCCGGTAGTCGTAGACACCACGAACCCTATTGACATTAACATTGCTGGTATTGACGCTATCTTTTCTGGGGAAGGCATTCCTGTACGAATACAGTCCGCAGATAGCAACGTAGATGTGAGCGTCTCTGTAGAGTCTATTAATGCTACTACGTTTCCTAATGGCATCCCCGTACGCATTGACGGTATTGACCTTACGGATTTTCCCAATGGCTTACCTATTAACTTCAGTGGAATCTCTGCTGCGTTTCCTTCAGGTATCCCTATTGAGATTAACGCAATTGATTTAGTCAACTTGCCAGACGGTATTCCAATTAATATCACTACGCAGTCTGACCCATTACTTGTCCAGATTGATACTACAGGTGGTCCGAGTGTCGTTAACCTCAATACGTCTCAGTTGACTGACTTGTTAAATGCTATTAACGCGGACAACAATGAAGTCTTCATTAAAGACGCCAACGGTCTTCTTAGTGACGCTAACCCATTACGTACCACATCACAACTCGTTGATGAAACAGGTACACCTATCTCTGCTGCTAATCCGCTAGACGTGGCAATTACGTCTGATGTCACAATTAACTTAGAGGGAACATTAGAGACGACGAGCACGTCTTATCAGACTGGTCAAGGTGCGGTCTCAAAAGACGCACTACTGACTAAGCCTATCTTTCAAATAGAACCACGAGTCGCGGCTGATACTTGGACGACTCCAGTAGTAGGACATGAGAGTTTTCACGATGTAAAGAATGTGCAGACTGACGTTATCGTCGCCGGTAACTCAGAGTTCACTTGGTTGTCCGCAAATGGCTTAGACGTAAGAACTGGGTTACTGACTACACCCATGGTTCACGCTATTCCAGACTCTCACATCGGTTTCACATTAAACTTATCTGACACAAAGAGAGCAAACTTGCCGTTAATGTCAGACTTGAGTGGTCACGTTTTCACAAGACGCGCTAGTAAAAGACTTGGTATCGCAAACGTTGAGTTAAACACTGCGTTCTGGGCTAACGTTGCTACAGAAAGAATTGCTAATATTTTGGCTGGTAGACGAGCAACGGACATTTTCCTGTTTAATGAAACAGGACAGTTGAACCTCTATGTAAAAGGTTCATCACTGTCCGGTACTGGTTCTATAGGCTTCTGGCTTCTTTGGAATCCTTTTGCAGCAGGCTCTGTAGGGTCTCAAGCTTGGGATGCTAATACATTCCAGTTAACTGAGAGCGCAGGAACGTCGAACACACCTGATATTCAAGCTCGGTGCTTCATAGACACGAACAACAGATGTACGATGATTTCGACTCCTATCCGTGGTCGAGCGTGTAGAGTAATTGCATATCGAATATCTGGAGGAACCATTAACACAGGAACGCTAACTGGCACATTCGACTTCTGCCCTGTTATCACTTAGTTACCACCGTTCACAATAGGGCTTACCATTCTTGAACACATAAAACAAATCGACGTAAGGGGAGTACTGCATACATTGTGGTACTCTTTTTCTGTGACCGTCTCTCTCAAGCGGTGGTATGTCAAAGTGTTTCTTTATATCTTCAAATTTACGTATCTTAGGCAGTACTTCTATTATACCTTCAACTCTTTCGACGTACCTAAAGTCTGGTACGCATTCTATTATGCGAAGTTCATTATTCTGTTTATTGAGACACAGCCACCACACGTCTGTCAACTTGTTGCGCAGTGACTCGTAGTACAAGTTTGCTTGTGTGATGTACCCTCTGTTGTCATCAGGATACTTCACGAATGAGTTGAAGTAGTACCCACTCATCGTCTTAATCTCAATTAGTATCCTTTTGTTGCCCTCTTTAACGATACAATCAATGTGACCCTTCACGCCCTTATAAGACACCTCACGCTGTTCTTGTATCACGTAGACGCCGTAATGTTTCATCAAAAATATGAGTAACGCCTCAAAGTAGTCACCGAGGTTAAACACCCACTGTCCAGCAATCCGTGACGTTTCCTGCGCGCCTTCGCAGACAGCGAGATTTTCAAGATGCAACATCGCAAGCTCGACTGCTGGCTTACCCATTCTGGACATACGCAGCACTGAGTCTTCGCGTTGGTACTGGAAGAACTGCTCACGTACGGAGTCTTCCACCTTAATCAGTAAGTCCTCCAAGAGGTCTTCATTTATTCTGTCTAAACGTCCTGCCTTTTCATTCCACAATTGCACGAACTTAGCTAACTTCATCTCTGCTCACTCCTGTCAATTGCTGAACCATGTCACGTACCTCGTCTTCAATGTACACATTAAGCACTCTCATACATGTTAACACTTCATGCGGGTATGCTCGAGTAATTGAATTATCGTATCTACGCGCTGTCACAAGTACAGTAGTGAAGTCTTCATCATATCTGACAAAGAACTTAACCAGTGCTTCGTACTTCTGTAACTGTTTCGTAAACTGACACATAGCGTCAATCATTTTATCTGCTCTATTCATTGCAAGAAAGGGCACCGTATAGATGCCCTGCTAAACTACTTATCTACTACGAGACGAACGAGACGAAGAACGACCAGACCGACCAGATGACCGACTAGTCCTGCCACCACGTTTGGGTGGCTCATCATCCTCATCGTCATCGTCGTCACGAACCTTCCGTCGTCCTCTTTTGGGCTTCTCTTCCTCCTTCTCAGTTAGTTCGTAAATGCTGCCGTACAAGTCAGGTGCGTTACGCTTGTCAGAGGAGGATTGTCTCAGTGAGACACCCAGCTTAATCTTGCCCTCGTCTGTGAGTTCTAGCTCATCTCCATCTACTGCGTCTAGCAGATGTTCGATAAACTCAGGAGTTACCTCCAGGTAACCAGAGAACAACACGTCTCCTTTAGACCTCTCCCACAGTGCCATGTTCTGCCAGCCGAACTCTGGTTCACTGCTGCCCTTACCTTTACCACGTCTACTTGGCATCTTTACTTCCTCCGACCGCGTAATGGTAAACGACTACGAGATGCACCACGAGACGCACCACGAGCAGCACCGCGCGACGAACCGCGGCGTTGTACAGGTTCATCATCGTCGTCATCATCATCGTCATCCTCTGGCTCATCGTCGTCTTCGTCTTCGTCTTCTGGGTCTTCGTCATCGTCCAGTACCTCGTCTTCGTATTCTTCAGCCAATTTACGCTTCTCCTCTTTACCACGCTTAGGTCTCGCACCTAATTCAGCTTCTTCTAAATCCTCATCAGCAAGGCGAGCAAAGATGTTGAAGCCTATACCCGTGAAATACGCAATGCATTTAACAATGGCACGAGCCATGTTATCATTAATCTTTCTAGCGTCTGGGTCTACCTCCGCAGGCTTGATAGCACCCTTAGCATTCCCCATTACAGGAAACCAGTGAATTTCTGTACACGCACCTGTGATGCTTTCTACTAAGCACACACCAATCATCGTGCCGCGTCCGTCCGGCAAATCTAACACTACATCCTTGACGTGCTCCGTCTGAATACGGATGATTCGTGGGCTGAGCGTAGGGAAATGCATTTTGAGCAAGTACAGCGCATGAGCGATGTTCAGATAGTCGAAGTTCTTAAGTGACTTAATCATCTCCTCTGGAATTTCAAGCTTTGCCATCTCAGCAAACTTTTCTGCTGTTACAGTCAGCTTGCCAATCGGAGACCGAGTACCACCAAATGTGTCGTCATCCCTGAATCCACTTGTTGGGATAGGATTGTACATTGATAACAGCTTGGTTTCTGCTGCGTCTAACTTTGGAGTATGCATACTCTTTTCAGTGTTGTCAGTCATATTAGTCCTCCTTAGACTTCAATAAACGGTCAAATGATGCACTACCACGTACAGAACTACGACTCTTCTTAGAGCGTCTGTACGCAATCTGTAACGGCTTAGAAACGTCAATATTTCTAATAGATGCCTCCAACACGTACGCTGCCAGCTTAATCTCAGTAGATTGAATCCTCTGCCGCGCTTGCTGCTTTACGTACTGTGGGTCAGCCTGCTGTGTGAATAGAGCATCAAATTCGTTATCTGGGTCAAACTCACCAGTAGCGATAGTTACCTGCTCATCAATCTCTCTACAGTGCATCACAATAGTGTTGTAGAGGTGGTCATCGTCCATTGCTGAGATGGAAATGGTCTTTCCCTCTTTCGTCGTATGCATTTTGTGCAGTGTCATCAGTTTAACTCCTTGTTTAAGTTATTCACAGCTTTGTACTGCTCCACACGAGCAGTAAGAATCATTGTCATATCTTCGTTCGTAAGTTCCTCCTGTCTAATGTAAAACTGTCTCTTCTCCTCTTCCCAGTGGTACACATATCCGCGCTCATCAAAATTTACAGCGAATATCTTACCATTTCTGAAGCTGTCTCCTGGGTGGAGGAGTGGTGATGACTCTGCTATTACAGCATTGTTGATGGCGTCCATGTACTGTAATAACTTATCAATCAGTATACTAATAGTGCTCATCTCTCTAGTCAACAGCGCACTAATAGCGTCTCTATTTTGCAGAGTTCTATTGTACCGTAGCGAGTCTGCTAGTTCATAACTCTTAGCTAATCTCGCTGCGTCTACTGCTTGTATTGTAGACCGCAGGAGAGGGATAATGGTTGTAGTCGTCATACAGCAGAAATCTCCTTAAATTTGGCAATAAAGTCATGCATGGGTCTAGACCAGATTATAGACGAAGACGCACTCTGGTAATGTACGATAGGTAAGTATGACTGCTCATGAATTCCCACACTAATGATAGTGTATGTGCCGCCTTTCTTCTTGTGTTCGTACATCTTTCCTTGTTTCACTGTACCAGGATTTAAGTAGCTAGGCTTAAAGTCATACTTATGTTCTACTTCATGCACCAAGTCGATAACGTAATCAAGACGAAAAGAGTCTAGACTGCAACTTCCGGTCTCATTAATCTCCTTTTCCTCTACAGTAACTAAGTATTTACCGTTACCGTTCTGACGGTACTCTATAATCTCGTCCTTGTGGATATTAAATCCTTTACAAGGGAGATACGTGTAGCGCAGAATACTCTGTACCATTCTCAATTCAGATAGCACACGCATTTTATCGTCATCGTGTACAGGTGTAGGTTCATCCATCAAAATAGAATTAGGACTCAGCGTGCTTATAGGCACTACATTTCTGCAACTCATGTACACACCGCTAAGCAATGTACTTAACTTCAAAAGTTTATCCATTTTATTCTCCTTTGGCGTCAAACCAATTACTACCAACCTCGAACTTAGCAGAGACAGGAACATAGAATTCGTCTGTCTTCAGTAAGTCATTTGTCGTAAACACATCAGTCAACAAATCAGCAATCTTCTTTGAGTGGTCTCTATGAACATAGAGTAAGTACTCATCATGCACGACGAGGGCTGGTCTCACAAAATGGTAAGTGTAAGCGCCTAACTTGTACAACTCTGCGTCTGCTTTGAGTTGCAGCACTTTGAATAGAGACCCAGCAGTACCCTGAATCACATAGTTAAGACCCTTCCTCAGACCGCTGGCGTAGACACCATGCTTATCAGACAGAATCTCAGGAATGACAATACTGCCACCGAAGAAGTCGTACATAACACCTTTGCCACGTACAAGTTCTTCCTCGATAATGTCCCGTAACTCAAACAGTTCAGGCACACGCTCTTCCATCGTCTCAAGGATAGCAGATGCTTCTTTTGTAGACACACCCAGAGTTTGCGCTAACTTGTTACGTCCACCTCCGTATATGAAACAGAAGATTCCATTCTTCGCTTTCTTTCTCTCCACGCCCCATGCTTCAGCGTTGATACTGTGAATATCTTCACCGTTGCGGATAGCGTCAGCATATGTAGTCGCTCCTGTGAGAGCTTGCAGATAGAACGCAAGCACTACAAGTTCGATTCTGTCTAAGTCACCCACTACCAAGTCGTACCCGTCTGGTGGCACAAACATCCTGCGGATAGTGGCACCTCTCTCGTCTCTCGCAGGAATGTTCTGCAAGTTAGGTTCAGACGATGATAGTCTTCTGGTACGTGTCTGAAACTGATTCAGAGACCCGAACACTCTACCGTTTTTATTGTGCTTCTCAATGACGTTAAAGAACTTGGTGAGCATCCCTTGATACTTGTTATGCTCAATAATCTTACCAGCAAGCGGGTACTTACTAGCAAGACCCTCGATAGTCTTGTTGTCACATTTCACCTTGCCACTAGGAGTGAAAGACGTAGGCTTCCATCCTAGACGCACGAAAGCATCAGCCACTTGTTGAGACGAGTTCAAGTTAATGAAGTCAACCTCACATCTGTCGTAATTACCTGCGTGGTGTCCTACGTAGATAGGTACATTGACCATCTTACCACCAATCATTTTCTTCTCATGGTGAGAGTACTTCTTGGTGTTATACGTAATCGTCCTACCAGGTATTGTCCCGACCTCCACGTTAATATCGTTACGCAGTTCTGCTACTCGCGCTTCATATTCAAACTGTACCTCTCTGAATACTTGCATGTCCACGTACATACCGTTGTTTTCCATCTCAGAGATAAGCTCTCCGTATGGTAACTCAATATGACTGTAATACATCTCTGCTTCAGGCATGGTATCGAGCAAGTCCAGAAAGTACACAACGAGCTTGACACATATTAGCGCGTCTGTCTTGTTGTACTCTAAGAATTTCTCCTTGTTGACAGCAGACGGCATAATGAGCTTTTCCATGTCCACCAGAGGTGCAAGCTCACGTAAAGAGTGCTTCTCCATAGAGTCTGGGTATATCACGTAAGACAGGCACATACTGTCGTGCCACTTTATGTCACCTGGCATATTTAACGGAATGTCTACTCCGTTCGCCCTTAGTATCGGTACGTCAAAGTTCCCATTGTGGAAACAGAATGTATGCTCTTTCAAAAGCTCGTTCAGCTTCTTGGGACTTTCTTCCTCGTCCCAGAAGGAAGTGTATATGGACTTCCCTCTGGGAGTGACGACCGACACAGAGATAATGTCAAGGTCAGTCTTACGACCACCCTGTACAATATCTTTCGTCTCTATGTCTACGCCTACGAGCATTACTACTGCTCCTCGTCTTGAGAGTAGTATGCGTCTACGTCGTTCTCAGAGTACCTTAGAGACTCAGGATAGTCTGGGTCTTCAGATAAGACCACAGGATTCTTTTCCATATGCTCTAATGATGCAAGCTCAGTCTCAGATTTCGCATCCCATACGCGGTCACGTAAGTTCTCTAGCACTTTCTGCGTCTTATATAAAGATGCTATCCTAGCACGTAACGCTCCCATCTCTGATTCAATAGACTTAATTTGCTCAGTCAATGCAACCAACATCGGTTGCACAGTACTGCCTTTCATGACGATACCATAGTTTTCATTTGGTTTGAATAATTTACTGTTCATTCCTATCTCCTAGTGCATTTTCAAGCATAATGTAAACGTTCTTCAAGATTCTAGTGATGTCTCTTGCAGACTCTACAACTTTTGAGTAGTTGTCACTCTGAGGCATTGTAGCATATAGAGACTCAACATATGCCGCCTCTTCCGCAGAAGATTTTAGGTTATACCTAAGGGACTCCGCATCTTCACGACTCAGTTCCAGTATTACTTTCTTTTGCATTAGCAACTGCCTCCGACAATTCATTTACCAAACTTTGTAACTTACTGTGAGTAATCGCAACTCGCTCTCGCTTACCTGGAGTCATCTCGTCTAATAGAAGAGTGTTTTCTAAATTAGACACTATAACTCGCAGCACGATACTCAATTGCTCTGCTGTCTCTAAGTCACACCTAAGCTCAATTTCGTTATTCATCATCTTCATCCTCTTCTACTACTTCACAACGTGCGCGTTTTTCAGACACAGCAAAAGCTTTTTGTAATTCTGCAATCGTAGCATGCTCATAGTTGACCCAAGCAGTTGAGTCGCCTTCTATAGGCTGACATTTCTTTAGAGCTTTACGAAGTTTATTAAGTGCCTCTGCTCTCTGAACGACTAATGCTGTGAGGTACTCCCATTCACTAGGAGTAGTGATTAACACATGACGTACTTGACGCTTACTACTCATGGTTCTGCGCTCCTAAGTATTTAATGAACACTGGTTGACACGGCGCGTTGAGGCTTCCTTGAATCTTGTGCTGAAACACGATGAAGTCACCACGCTGAATTGTAGTAAACAAGTGACGACGCTGGATGTCAGTAAAACCTGTACCCACATCAAACTCCGAGTCGAACTCGTCACAGACGCAGCGCAGAGACCCTACCTCTTTGTGAACTGTACCAGCATGAGTCACTAATGGTTTGATAGACACCACCCTAGCAATCTTCCTGTCCACAGCCTTTAACTTCAATGCCAATTGGTTCTTCATTGTGGCTCTACCAAATCGGTAGAAACCTTTAGGGTCACGCAACACTAGACCTTCTCCAAAGGGATACTCTTTGCTGAGTGTCTTATCAAATAGCGCACGTACACCTTTAGCGTCCTGAACCAAGTAGTTAGGCACAATCTCAATATGCTTCTTCCACTCAGCGTTAGGTGCAATAATTCTGTTGTACGTATCAACGAGGTCTTTCTGTCTATCCTCATAGTTCGCAGTATTAATGCAGTCAAACAGATAGTACTTCAGACCATCAATAGATGCGCTCTGCGCATTCAGCGTACCAGCACACTTCTGGGGTGAGTCGGACACCACAATCTCACCGTCTAAACCAACAGGTAATCCTGACAGTAGACGGTTAACATGAACGTTACGAAACAACTTACCAGCTTTACTCGCTGGCACAGTCTTAGTCGTACTTACCTTGATGATGGCGCACCTAGCACCGTCAATCTTCTCAGTGACGTACAACGGGTAATGTAACTTGTCTAAATCATCTAGCAAAATCTGCAACGGGTGCAGCATGGCTCCTCCTTATTACGACAGTAACTATTATACCACACATTGACTTATTTGTCAACCCCCACTTTATCCAAATATTCCTGCAAAACATGCAGATGTTTCGTGCTAATCGGCGCATATGGATAATTGTTCATACGTAACCAGTTAGCTAATGCAAGACCACTTATCTCAGACCCACCAATCTGATGGTTGCCCCTCAGCCACGCTCTGTCTACAACTTGCTTGTCAGACACCACAGGACACACCAAGTAATCTGCATACGGTATCTTCTCAATCCGTGGTATGATACCCTCCTCGTCTAACACTTCCAAGAAGTATTCAAACGCTGACTGCGCCTTGTCTGACATTTTCTCAGACACGAAGAAGCAGTACGGGTTATGCAAGATGCTACGTGTACCGCCGACCTTAAGACGGTCAGCAGACAGCATCCTGCCCTTCACCTCTATGATAAGTCCTTTCTTACCATCCTTTGCAGGAAAGGAAAAGTCAGGCTTGTAGTTTATTGGAACGGAGAGTTTTACGGCTTCGTAATCCCAAACCACGCTTCGCATCTTTAGAAGTTGCAGCACGTTCTCTTCTATCAGGTTCTTGGTCGTACTCATAATACCTCCTCATTTCTTCATCAAAGTACACTTTACTACTCAGCAGTTCACAGTCGTACACGCGTGACTTCTTCAGCACCTTGAGGTGTCTAATACCTTCCTTGCTGTCAATGTCACCGTCAAAACTGATAACACCTGTTACCTTCTGTCTAATAGCAGACCCACCACGCAGGTTAGACAGAGTGATGACTCCTTCTTCCCCTACAGTGTGAGACACCAGAAACATCGCCACTGGTGGGCGTCTCTCCTCACGGTCTCCCTGAGCAATAGCATGAAGACGCGCAATAATATTTGCTGCTGTCTGCCAGTCAGTAAAATCTGTACTGATGTCAGACAGGACATCAATAAAAATCACTCTCGTATTATGTTGGTAAATCGCATTCAATATGCCCATATGCACCTTGTCAAAGTCACTGTACATATTAGTGTAAAACACGAACCTCTCGCACAGTTCCTCTAAGTACTCATCTACCTTCTCACGGCTGATACTGTACTTACCTTCGTAACGCGTGTATCTCTTTCCGGCTTTGCGTTCGATGAACTTACGCATCATGAGGTTAGCATCCATCTCTGTGCCTATCCACAGAATACGCTCATCGTCTGGCATCTCCTCTGCCATATTCATTGCTACGTCTCTAGCAAACGTAGACTTACCTCTGCCAGTATGCCCCACTAATGCAAACACTTCACCTAAGTGTAGACCACCACCCAGCATCTCGTCCAGTCCATCAAACCTAGTGCTGTACCCACTGAACGAATGGTCATCCTCAGCATACTGGATGAATGAGTCTCTCAGTTCATCACCTGTCAAAAGGTCGTTGATGTCTCCGACAGACGCACGAGACATCATCAGTCTGAACTGCTCTTTTGCCTTACCCGCCATCAGGACATCATTGAAGTCCTTAAAGCCACTGGGCATCCTCATGTGGTAGGTCTTATAGACAGGTAACTTCGCCTCAATATCAGCTCTGAGCTTATCACCCGCGTCATCAGCATGAACGCAGATGTATATCTTGTCGAACCTCTCGCGCAACCACGCACTATGCTTAGCAATCAGTTTCTTGCCTGTGTCAGACCCAGGAAACCCCAGGTGTGTATAATGCGGATTAGTCTGGTACGCAGACCATGTGTCGGTCTCACCTTCCCACAGTATACATTCAGTGTGCTGCTTTGACACCATATGGAGACCGTACAACTCGATGTCCCCATCATACATTATCTCTTTAGACCCACTCTTCTTCTGCTCAGCAAAAGAGCGGTACTTGACCCCGACAAGTTCACGTTCCTTGTTGAAGTAAGGAATGACATACCACGTGGAGTCAACCTCTTGACCCACCTGAAATGATGTAAGCGTCTGTACACCTATGCCCTTTTCCATCAAGGCAACATCCCTGACCTTCGGCAACTTGATAGACTTCACCAGCGTCTTTTGAAGTTTACCTTCTAAGTAACCGCATGCAAAGCACCACTTGTGACCGTCTTCATAGACGTGCAGATTGTCACCCTTCGTATCATTGCCGTTGTCCCTGCACTTAGGACATACCTCACGAGATAACACCTTCATCTTCTGCCCCATACGGCATCACCCCTTCTAATTGTTTGCTTTAACGGAAATGCAACCATCATGACGCGGTTATACTGGTCTTGAATTTCCCTGTACGTTTTGTTGTCAGGGAACCCTTCTCTATAGACACCGTGCTGCGTCACATACTTAAGGTACCTTATTCCCTCTAGGTCTAGAGATTGAAGATACCCAACACCAACCATATCTCTCTCAAGAGCAGTACTACTATTGAGACTGATATTAAAAACGTGAACACCCAGAAACTTGACTGCATTTTGCTCCTCCTCGTCTAACCAAACTACTCTACTGTACCCAGTTCGTAACGCTGCCTTTGCTTCAAGACACCGCACTAGGTACTTACCGTCATTACACAAAAATGTATCATGCCGCTTAGCATCATACAGTTCTTGCAGCACATCTTTTCCATGCTTCTTAGGAAAGACGGTGAATACTTGTCTCGAGAACAACTTCACCGTCTCAACATGAACGTTAGTTTTCTGAATCATAACAGTCTACCGTCATTTCAGTTCGTTACTCCACACAAAGATACCTTTCATGTGTCTGCAAACTACAACCTTCAGACCAAATAAACACGATGGTACGTCCGCAGTACCGAGTGAGTACGAAAAATGATTTAACCGTGCATCTCTCATCATATCGTCGTACTCTTCAGAACCCATGTAAACAACAGTAGGTCTACAACCATACGAATTGTAAAAACTATCTATCGCTTCCCGTAAGTCTTTCACTGTCTTAGGTGTCGGAACTTCGACAAACGTAATTGGGTTCTGAAGTACCTTTGTCTCATGTTTCAGAATTTTTAATCTGAACAAGAGTCTGACTAGCCAACGCTCATACCACTTATCAGCGTTAACGGTTAAGTTCTGCTCGTGTCTATATGTAACTGGTTCTGCGGTTAGCAGTGCTACTTCTTGCATGTTTGACCTCCCTCAACTCTTAAGTTAGTCCACAGTGCGTCCCAGTATGTAGCATCAGAACACGTCAGTCTATTGAATGACTGTGCTTCAAAGTAAGGCTGGGCAGCCACGAGTCCAACAGCAAAAAGTGTCACCAGTGCGCAGCAAACCCAACCAATTAATTCACCTTGTTCTTTAGTCATCTGTCCACCTCATAGTATGTATTGTTTTCACGGAACGCTACGATACGCTGTCTTTGACACAGCAAAAGTGTTACCCCTCTAGACCGGAGAAACACCTTTTCGTAGTCTTCATTGTCGTAATAGTCTCTGTACCAAACTGCCTTATCCACTTCAAGGCAGTGTTCATTACTTACCGTGGAGTCGTACTTCAGCGCATACAGCCTCCTTTGATTTCTAGCATTCACGTTAACCTCCTGAACTAACAGTCAATACAAGGTATTATATCATATCTAACATCATTTGTCAACTCCTGCAATAAGGTGTCAGGAGTCAAAAATATCCTCGCTAACTCAGGCATAAACAATGCTTCCGCAATAAACGTAGCACAATTATTACCTGGTCGTCTAAATGACATACGTAACCAATCAGCATACGTCATGCGATAGCGCAACCTATTCATAAGACGCACACTGTTCAGTATAATGTCTGTGTCTCTATCTGCCACTACCGCGATGCTTGCTCGTCGTCTCCATAATGCACTATATTCCTCCATAACTACACCGTCTAACGTCAAGTGAATAAGCTGTTCATTGTAGACGAAACCACAATGTATCAACCGCGGCTCCTCACCTAGCACCTCAGTGTACAACTCATTCATCAGCCTGTCAAAAGCTGTCCATCCCTTCTTGAAAAATACAATCCTCATGCCCATCACCATCTAATGCTTCATCCAGACTCAACACTTTAGCAAACCCATACGTAGGCTCAGTAGACCTACCTATCAGTTCTTCTAACACCCTGGTGCGTCTCCTCCACAACTTCATCGTCTCTTTAGACGGAGGAAGCAGCTTTCTCTCGTAATATAAATCCGCGTACGTGTACGAGGGATCCACCTCTTGTCTCCGCCTTACTATAAAATAATCTACGAACAGCCTTACGAACCAGCGCTTGTACTGCAATATAGGAAATACAATAGTCTGCTTACAATTCTTATCGTACTCTAACAGAGACACGCCCATGCGCCTTAGTTGTAGCAATGCTTCAATCTCGCAGAATCCGCGCTGATACGCAGCAATAACCCACTCTGGTGTCTCATTCCACCTTGCTTGTGCTAGTTCATAAAACGCTAACACCCTATCCTCATGGTTACGCTCTGGTTGAGACAGCTTGTTAAAGTGCCGTCTCTCAGCGCGTCTCACAACAATCTCTACCATGTCCCACAACGTCTCACGTTGCGTCTTAGTTAATAACTCAGGATGACCGTACTGCACAAATGGAAGGTACATTTGCATTATAGACCCAGTGCAGTTACACCTGTGTCTGTGCAGTAGGTATTCGCGCATCATTGGTGTGGGTCTACCTTGCATCGCCTGCGCTTGCAATGCTGGTCTAGTAGTGTTCACCCAGTATGGATTTCTTTTTCTTTTCACAGAGGAAGCTCACATTAACTTCATGAAGTTTTGTAACAAATCCCTCTCAGGATGCCCTATAACAAGGGTACAGCGGATAACCATCCTACCATACCTGAGAAGGGTTTAACCGACCTTAAAGGTGTCATATTGTGCGGCTGGTTGAACGTTACAGCATATTATACACGCGCACACACGCGATCGTATCATAAGGTCTGCTTATACTTTTCACCAGAGGTATAAGCTTCACTAATATGCCTAACCTCAAATGATGATAGTGCTATGGCTCATAAGGATCAGGTGCAGCCCACGCTATAATCTCGTAAGCAGTGTAGTGGTTGTCCTCTAGTAAGACCCACTCCTTATTCTTGTAGTCATAGAACGCAGTAGTCCACTGCTTGTCTGAATAATCATTCTCGCCTATCCATACCAGCACTACGTCTGATATTCTAGTGTACGAAAACATATTGGTGTTCTCTGGTAGACCGTCCGAAATTTTAATCCACTTCATTCTAACCTCAAATGATAGTGATCGACCCCCCCCCCCCCCTCTAACATCCCAGTACAGCGGATGAGACACAGGAAACCGGGCATCTCAACCATGCCCGGTAAGTGGTGTAACTCAGTGAGTGAATCAGTTTAACGTCATGACTCAGGACGTAAGCTTAAAGTTTGAACCGTTGTACTTTGGTCAGTGTGACTAGACGTTTAGTTTCTGGCTTGTCATGTAACACTAATCCGTCTGTCTCAAACGTGCCTAAGATGACAACATCAAGGTACGAGTAATCACTTACTACATCCATACAGTCTAACACTTTTACTAGGTGGATGTCAATAATGATTGTCTCATTTTCGTAGCAGTCATCCAGCTTCGCGTCGATTAGTTGCATAGTAAACCTCCAAATTACTTACATTGTATGGCTGACAGTGTAGAACTGTCAACCATTGTACTATCTAACGATGTGCCAGTGAACCCTAGTGCTGTTTCGATAATGAATCTTACACACTGTCCCTTTAGGAAGTTCGTGTAGTTTACAAACTGTTGCGTCCCTTCCCGACACAACCTTGAAGTTGTCTAGTGGGATGCAACGTTGGAGCAGTTGAAGAGATGTATAGTTGACACCTAGCGGGAAAACACTGACCTGTTTACTGATGTGTATTTGCATTGTCTAAATAAAGTGGGTAGCGACTCCCACGTTACGCTATTAAGTGAATACAGAGTTAAGAAATGCGACGTGTCTTAAACTTGGTAGGCTTCTTACTGCTAGACTCAGATGAGTTAGCGCGCTTAACAGGCTTAACGATAGGCTCTAGCGATGTATGGACAACGTGAGCCAGTGATTGACCGATAGCACTTGCGTTCCGAGCAATATTAGTGTTAAACTCGCTAGTTGACTTAGACAATCCTTTATGGATTGCTAACTCAATTGGAGACGCACCAGTTTGCTCGTCTTCCGTGAAAAGGAATTCAATCAACTTTATCACTCCTTTTCCACTCTGTACGGTTGGTTGCCAAATACTGACAGATTTTGCTTTCTTGCCTTCATCATTAGGAATTTCTTCCTTAATCTTCAGTAGATTGCTGATGAAAGACGACGCAATTTTACTAAACGCATTGTCTGTAGGCTCAGCCCAGTAACGAGCAATTCCACTGTTTTGTGGGAATGCTACCCATTGTTTCTCAGTTGCGCCTGTTTTGAGATCAGGCAAGAAACCAAGACGGTAGGCTTCACTACGCATGAGATACACAGCCTTGTCTTTAGATGACAAAACCTTGCTTTCGAGGATAGATGATGGGTCTAACAGCGATACACCTTTCTTTGCATTGCTGTAAGACGATTTCTCGATAGGGGTAGGCTTACGGCTCATGTTGGATGCAAGCCAGTAGTTTGCTTCCATCTCTAAAACAAACTTATCAGCTTCAGACTTAGGGACATCATTGATGTCTGCAATCTTGCTGACATCTAAAGTACCCACTAAACAGGGTACTTCCATATCTAGGATGTCTCCCCACTCTGCGCCGCCTAGACGCATAGCGATAGAGATAGCGAATAAACGGTGATGCGCACCAGTCAACACCAGTGTACCGTCTTTACGACGGATGGCTTCAAATGGATTGAGAAACAGGAATCCATTGTTAAGTAACCCGATGGTCTTGTCCAGAAAAATTGACGTAATTGGAGTCGTCAATACGCCAAACTGCTCCTGAAACTGAGAACCCTCGATAAGCTCCTCAATCGTGACGCTTTCAATCGCCCAGTCAGTAACAGTAAATTGGTCACTGAACACCGTGGTGCTTTCCTCAGCAGCAGCAGCAAACTCGCTGAATTGAGCCATTACGTCTGTGTCTCTCAGTGCATCGTCCAACTTCGCACCTAAGACAGACCGACGTAGGTCATTATCTGATAAAATATCGTCCAAGTACGTAGCAAACCCCTGGACTCGTTCAGATTCCACAGTATCTTCTAACTCAGAAGATACAACATCAGTCTCATGCATTGTTTCAGTAGTCATAGTAAACCTCATGTGTGATAGTGAGAAAGCAATCAACCGCTATGGCGGGAAGTAGTCAATTGCAGGAAGTGATTACGCTGAATGTCTATTGGGACTTGCATCCCTCACCCTATTAAATTGTCTAACTAAGGATTGAGAATATAAACAGGTTCAGTGAGTAATCTGAACGATTCAGATTTGTACCTAGTAATCGTTGACTTCCCAAGTTTTTTACGGATAGACAGATAAACAGGGTCAACAGGGTACTCAGAATTAGAGATAGCTAATGCGTCTGAATACTCTGAGAATTCTGTAACATCTTTATCCACGCATAGCGCGATAGTTCAGATACCTCTTCATAATTAAATGAAGACAGTCAGTAGACGAGTGAAAAACATCGATGTCATCTTGACTCGCTACTGCGACTAAGTGTACGTGTTGCATATGTCACCTAACTAACGTGATTAAACCTATTATACCATGCCGTACTCGATTCTGTGATTTGAATACCTTATAGGTAGACGGCACACCTATAAGGTACACTTATCAGAACGATGGTTCTACGTCGTGCCCTGGCAAGGAAGGATACAGTTTAACCATATCCTCAACACTCACAGACGCTCTATTGAGCGATTCTAATTCGTCTTTCAGTTCTACGATTTTGAACTGAAGCTCGTCTATTTCTGTTAAGATAACCTCTGCTCTGTTAAGACGCTCGTTATTCAGTGCGTTCTGTTCGCCACATTCAAATATCCATACGAGTGTCTCAAAGGAGCAAGTGAGGTCATGTCCTAGTGTGCCATACAGAACGCATTCCTGTTTTTGTCGTTCAAGAATACATTCTGCTGTAAAGGTTGTGATGTTCAATGCAACGTGGTTACTATTTCTAAATAGTTCAGCGGTTCTATGGTAAGACAAAGCTTGCTCCGCTGTGATTGTACAGCTTACGCGTAATCTATTAATGCTCTGTACTGTTGGCAGTACATCTTGGAAGTTATAAACGTTAGTCTCTAATGTGAGACCCGCAATATTGCAAGGAATGACAAAATCTGTTCTGTACATCATGTTGTTTGTTTGAACCCTACACTACGATATTAAGTTAGACACACACCAAGTGTCAATAGTTGAACCATCAGTATATATCATATTAATATAGATACGTATAATATATACTATATTATATATATAGAGAATAATAAAGTATATTAGGTAGTAAAGCACAGTAACAGTGATGATAGTGTTACTGTGCTGTGCTGTGTCTATCAGTTGTCATTCTGCAATGTAATAACTTTTAATGCAATTTCAGCAATTTGTGGTATACGTCTACCGATACAGTGATTACCTATTTGCCGTCTTAATACTAGAGCAGCATCGATGATAACGTCTACGGTAAGACGTTCGTATGCTTCCATGAGTTCTTGCTCTGAAATTCTATTCGCTACGTACCATTTACGCAATTCTAGAGAAATCTTCTCATGTATGCGTAGATAGGTATGGGGTATCAGGTATAAGTCATGCTGCTTGTTTGCTGTTTGTAGTTTGGTTAGCGTGTTCATAGTTTTCCTGTGCTTTGTTGTTGTCTCAGGTATGGTTTCAGTGCATCGCAAAAGGATGAAGGTGAATCGTATTCTGTACGGACGCCGTTATCCGTAATCACATAGACACCCGTGTCTGGGTGAAAATGCACACGAACATCTAAGCATTCGTTAAGCATGACTTCTAAATGTATTAGCAGGTTTACATATTCGTAGTTCATTGTTTTGCTCATGGTAGTGTTACAGTGGTTGAATTTCGCAGTCTGTCTTGATAAGACGAATATCCCAATACTCACTATTCATGATAAGTGTAGTTCTGTCATCTTCTGAGAAAGTGACAATGACCGCAGTACACGATTTATCGTCATCTAGTATTGAGAACGCACGGTAATAGATGTTACCGTCTAACATAAACAACTGTCTGTCTTTGAGTTCATTAATTTTCATCGTGGTTCATGGTTTAAGTTGGTGATAGTGTGGACTGAGCAGTTTAGAGTCATGCTCAGGACTGTGTGTTAAATCTCTAGTATTGAGTTAACGTGTTGGCACTGTCTAGCGTTAGGACTGATAGCGCAAACAGGAGCATATCTGTGTTTAATAGACTCGTTAAATCTTTCAAGGTGAATGTCTTGAAGATAAAACTGTTTACGGAATACAAACCCGTTGGCTGTTACATCATACATATGTAAGTCTACACCATATGCATTAGCACGAGTGGCAGCGTATAGTCTGTTATTCAGTTGGTTGAAGCATTGATAGATAATCATTATGCATCCTCGCTGTCTAGTAAACGTAGTTCGTCTAGTGAGACACCAGACATCAGCATATCCACTTGCGCATCTATGCGAATGTAGTAAAGCTCAGTGATTGGACGTAGCATCTCAACTGCGTAGGCGATAAAGATGCAATAGACTTCAAAGGTTTTCATGGTGTGTCTCGTTGTAGTGTTTGCGTTGTTGTCTTAGATTATATCTGAACTTATTCCATTCTGTCAACAGTTTGCAGTATTTAATTTCATCCTGTTTGCCGTTGATGCGTACATTGACTGGTAATAGGTCATTGAGTAAGGACTCTAAGGTTCTGACTCGTCTTAACGGAGTATCGTACTTAATGTCCATTGGTGTCTTAGAACAGCATTAAGGTTAACTTGAGAATTTGAGCATACTTGGTGGACTCACGTATTTCTCGCTTGAGTGCTTCAGTGCATACGCGAGAAACGTTTAGGTTGAAGCGTCTGGCTGTGTCTGCAACAGACATAGGGACTGTGATGTGTACGTGTTTTTTGCTTTCCATTAGTCTTAGTGAGTGATAGTGGATTGTAAAGCGGTAGTCTGTCACCCTACCGCTTGGGTGTGCGTCTATTCGTGTACCCGTTCAAGTATAGTCTGTAAGTCAATCTTCTTCAGCTTGCTAACTCGTCTTGCGTTGTGCGTCTTGAGTTCGGATAACAGTTGGTTGCGAGTCATCTTGTATATATCAGGATGCTCGAACTTCTCAGTGTGTGCTTCTACTTTGTATTCTGTGCTGATGTGTACTGCTTCGATGAGGTTCTGTACTACGTTCTCTAGGTCAGTTAGTTGGGTGTCTGTGGCTGTCTCTAGTTTTGCTGCTGTGTCAATCATTGCGGTTAATTCCTGTGCGAGTGTCTCTAAGTCATTCAATTGTGCGTCAGTCATTGCGTTCAATTGTGCGGTAGTCATGTCGTGTCTCCTTAAGAATGTAGTGGTAGCCCGGTGGTTTGGTGTGACCCGTTTGGGCTGATGTATATAATATGGCACAGGTGGGGTCGGGTTGTCAAGTTTTTGGTTGGAATGGGCACAGATTGGGTGAGATTTCAAATGTTAGCAACCTGGTACAGCGGATCGCGTCATGATGCGCGCATTATAACAGATATGCAGTGTAGAGCAGTACGGGGGAAGCTCTGCTCCATATACAATAGGACGCATTCGTACAATTTTTCCAAATTTTTTATACAAAACACACACTGTACATACAAATATACGTTACAGGTACGTGTATCTGATTAATTAAGAGACAGGTACTGTACGTATATATGACTAATGAAATACTTGCCGCTTTATGCAGAGCATATGGCACAGAGCTATACTCTCGCAACGTTTCACGGTGATGTCATGACACCACAAGAACTGTACGAGCGCAAGTTGAGCATGAATCAACTGTTAGAAGATGAACAGAATAATCCTGAGCGTCTTAATGCAAAAGCGTATATGCGGATTAACCAACATCAGCAGCGCCAGAAGGATAGGATGAAAAATGCTAGAGAAGCAGCAGCACAACAGCGTCTTAATAAGACCACAACAGCAGAGAGGGACATCGAAGCTCTGAAGCGGGCTGAGGAGCATCTTGAGTCTGGTGTGTCTAAAAAGAAAGTGGTAGTTGCGGAGGGTGAGTAAGGATGGGGAGCCGCAAGAGTAACAGCAAAATTATCAGTAACAGCAACACCAATCTAGACGCGCTTGCTAGACAGAACGAGCAGATGCTGGCGTTCACTCGTGAGCAAGCAGCACAACAGCGTGAACTGTTTGCACAGCAGACACAGATGATGAAGGACATGAATGCTGACATTCTGAAAGGTCAGAAGGAGACGTTATCAGCGCAAGCACTCGGCGCAAGGAACCAAGAGATTGCCAACCGTGCTGCTGGGCAGAATGCGTATGCTGACTCGTTAGAGCAGCAGTCACTGAATATGCGTAATCAGCGTCTTCAGGAGAAGCAGCAGAACGTGGCTATGAATCAAGCGAACAGAGCAGACGCGATGAGTGAGAATCAGCGTCTCGGTCTCATCAGTGACTTTATCAGACGACGTAGACAATTAACAGCTTAGGAGCACTCTAATGACTGACATATTTTTCCCGCCTATCCAAGACCGTCCAAAGAACGTTGCACATCAACTGTCTCGTGAATTAGTGTGCCAACGGATTATCTATGAAGGCATCACTGAGAATGCGACGCCTACTGAAATCTTTATTGATAACGCTGCTGACAACCGTCTTACCTTGCCACCTAATGGTGTAGCAATTGCACGATGGATGGGTGCAGCATTCAACATCACAGACGGTGTAGGAACCACTCACGGTGATGTAGTTGCTACCAGTGGTGCATTCTCCTGCAAACGTGCTGGTACTGCATTCGTAGTCGGTCCAACTGCCATCAGTGGTACTGGGTTTGTCTTCACTGCGAACGACACGCTGGACGCAATGGTATGTACAGTGACAGGAGTTGCAAGCAAAACTATCCTGTGGGTCTGCGCAGTAGACATTGTATTCGCAGGACCGATTAGCGGTCCGCATGTCCACGCAAAAGAATTCGTAGGTGAGTTCAGAAGCTAATACCTGGTGATGTATTTGATCTCTCAGGACGCTTGCTCAGTGGGCGTCCTTTTATTATGGCTATGAGCAGTTGCAGGTGATACGATGGACAGAGAGGTAGCGCGTCTTTACCTCTCTTTTCTTATGGCTACATTCCGTCGTTCACCCTGTTGAGGCACACCACTGTGCCTCTTTTCTAACGATGGTAGACGTACACGTAAAGACTGACTTACGAGTCCATGCACTAGAAGACATCTGGGCATTTGGTGAATTGATAGACTTTAAAGGAGGTATGGATACGTTCTCGTCTCTGCACAAAGAGATATGTGAATTCGTAACTACTCCGCAATTAATAGGAACACCTCTTCCAAGACACAGACGTAGACTGATACTCGTTGCGCGGGAACATAGAAAGTCCACATTGGGTAACGTACTGTATACCATGTGGCGTCTCTATAGGAATCCCAATCTCAGGTTTGGTGTAGGGTGTAACACTAAGAACCTGTCACGAGCATTCATTAGAGAACTACGGTTCTACTTTGAGAATGAAGTATTGCAAGAGGACGTGTGGAATAACAGACCGCACATCCAAGGACGGATGGTACCACTGATGTACCGTGGGTCTAAACGAAGACCGGATAGTGATGACACAGAAGCAGCAGACCGGAAGCTGGTATGGAACCAGTACGCACTTCAGTTGGTGCGTCCTAAGATTCTAAAGGAACCGTCTGTAGAAGCTGTGTCTGTAGGTATGACGCTCACAGGGCAGCACTACGATGTTATCGTACTCGACGACATTGTAGACTTCGATAATTCGTCTACACCTACTAAGGCATCTAACGTGGAAGAGTGGGCTGAAGACCTAGAGTCTGTTCTTGCTAAGACAGCCAAGAAAGAGTACATCACAGATTACTTTTCTGAGTACGTAGGTGACGAGTTAATCATCTTAGGCACTACGTATTATAAGTGGGATTATTACCACTCGCACTTCCTAGGTCGGTCTTTTGACATTGGTGTAGACCACACCGAACTAGAGCAGAATTTAGAAGAGAAAGAGTACATTGCATTAATTAAGAATATATACGTAAATAGTGCAGACAACAAACAAGGGTATGTGTTCCCCGAATTGATGGACGACCAGGTGGTGCGCCGTCTTAAGAAACGTATTACGAACAGACGCTTCTCTGCGCAGTTCTTACTTAAGGTAGTAAGTGATGACGACTCAGTAGGAATGGACGCAGATGCGGTTCAGTACATACTAGAGAAAGACTTGCGTAAGACAGGGTACGGAGTTGTTGAGTACGTTAAGAATGCAATAGAGGTAGTACCCATACAACTGTACATGGTTGTTGACTTGGCAGTCAGTCTTAAAGCAGCGGCTGACAACTCTGCTATTGGCGTTGGTGGGTACGACAAGGATAATAACTTCTATTGCGTGGATTTGTTTGCCCAGCGAGTACCTCCGTCTCGTCTAATAAACGAGATTTATCGCATTGCTGATAAGTGGGGACTGAGTGTGGTCTACATTGAAATAGGTGGATTCCAGGAAGCCTTTGTGCATCAGTTACGCGAAGAGTACTCTAAGCCAGGAAGACGACCACTTAGCATCGTTACGTACTCCAGCAGTGGTAATAAGAAGGAACGTATCACGCACGGTCTGGAACCTCTTATTACAAATAGGATGTTCTTTACGCACCACTGGATAATGGCTAAGACGCCACTGAAAGAAGAGTTAGATTTGCATCCATCTGAGTCGGCAACTGATGATTGTCTTGATGTACTCGAAGTTATCGCAAGGGTCGCTCAACGGTCTCCGAGGCATATTCAAAGTGACCGCAGTAAACGTACACGTCATCTAATAGTGAATAAGAAGTATGGTGGTCAAAGATAAAGTATTCATTATAGACAGAAGGCTGCTTCCTCGGACAGAGGAAGAGAAGCGTACTGAGGTAGTCGGGTTCATTAAGGCGCAGCTTGAAGACTACAGATTAGCACGGTCTGAACTAGAGGACATATGGTTGGAGTCTTGGGCTGCTTACGTTGGGTCTCCTGAGGCACTAGAGCATCAGCGTAACCAGCGTATAGAAATCATTGGTAATGTAAGTACCAATTGGCGTCATAAGATTAACGTAGGCAAAGCTTATGAAATTGTGGAGACTGTGGTAGGTTACCTGGCGGCTGCTATATTTCCGAATAGAGACTGGATGACTCTGATACCAGAGAATCCGATGGAAGTCAAGTTTGCTCGTCTGATGAGAAAATACTTCTCAGACTGCCTAGACGACTGGCGGTTTAAGAGTAAGTTCATCAGCACTCTACGTCAAATGGCAATCACTGGTTCGACGGTGTTCATATGTCCGTGGGACGCGGATAACAACCGCATTACATATGATACTCTTGATGTGTTTGATGTGTACGTAGACGTTAGTGCGAGTGACTCGTCTGAGAGTAACGTCATAAGACGACAGGTGATGAGTCGCGTTGATGTACTACGCAATATTCGTACAGGAATGTACACCAACATCAAAGAAGAGGACGTTATCTCTATTTGCGGCGACGACGTAGTTTATTCAGACAACAGCAGCATCGTCAAGAAGTTCCAGGGTCTAGACACAGAGGTGTCCTACTCGATGTACGACAAGCTGAACGTCTGGGAGTTCTGGGGAGACGTGCAGCTTCAGGGTGTGTGTTACCATGACCACTACGCTGTGGTCGTGGGTGACAAACTAGTGCGCTTCGAGCCTAACCCTTACGAAGGTGGTAAACCGATTATTATTGGAGACTACACACCTGTAGTGAGACAGCCACATGGTATGTCATCCTTCCAGCCTGCGCTGGGTCTTATGCACGTATTGAACAGCATCACTAATCAGCGACTAGACAACGTTGAGCTTGCTATCAATACGATGTTCAAGAAGAAGGCGTCATCGATACTGCGGACAGAAGAGGTGGTGTCTGAACCTGGCAGGGTCTTAGAAGTTACTGAGATGGATGACTTAGAACCGCTTGTTCCTAACACGTCTAATTTGGTGGTGTCTTACCAGGAAGCAGGAACTATTCAGGCACAAGTAGAGCAGACTACTGGAACTGGACCACTTGTATCTACAGGACAACCTCGTGGTGGTGAGCGCGTTACTGCACAAGAGGTGCAGATGGTTCGTGAGGCTGGGTCTAACAGGCTGTCTACTGTACATCGTCATATTGAAGACACTCTGTTGATTCCTATTCTGCAGCGGTCTCTGGATAACATCAGACAATTTATCAAAGGTAAGAGAGTAGTACGCATAGCAAATACTACTCGTTCAGACTCATATGATTATTACGAGATTACACCTAGTGACATCAAATCATACCAGTACAGACTGAAACCACGGGGTGCTGACTACATCGTTGAGCAGCGTGAGTATATACAGAAACGTACAGCGTTTGTTCAACTGGTGGTGTCTGTACCACAATTTGCAGAGAAGATTGACTTTGACAGAGTTCTGCATGACTTGTTACAAAACTGGGGATTTGAGGAACCGGAAGCGTACATGAAGTCGTCAACTCCTGAGCAAGGACAGCCGGCGACTATGGCTGGGTCTCTAGAGGAAATGGGTGGAACAGGTTTAGTGAACGCGGCTAACGAACAGCTAGCAGTGGACGGTGGCAGCGATGCACTGAGCCGACTGACAGGACAACAATTACCAGAAGGTGTGAACGCCAATGACTTACTCCAGCAATACTTCAGCTCAAGAACAGCCCTCGACTCAGTCCCTCTCGCCGACGCAGGAGCAGCGGTTGAACAATAATCCATTGGCAATGCAGGAAGCTGCTGAACCAGTAGATATTACGACCAACCGTGCTGAGGTGGTCTTAGAAGATTCACCTGTGTCTGTGACGGAAGGGATGGATGACGGGTCTGACGTGGTCGAGACTCCCGCTGAGACTCCTCAAGAGGAGACAGCAGAAACACCAGAGGCAGAGGTTAACCCTCAAGCATTCGAGGTCTTCAAGGACGTGCTTCGTACACAATACGGAGTAACACCTGAAGACTTGAAATCTGGCATAGAGTTTATGAAAGGGCAGATGGAACAGCAAGCTGCTGTGTCTGCTTATAAGACGCTCCAAGAAACGTGGGGTGTTGACTCTAACCAACTTCGTGAGCGCATGGAAGCTGTTCAAGAAGTGTTCTCTCAGATGAGTCCTGAAGAACAAGCAAGTATGGATAACGTACAAGGTGCGGTTGCCATCTGGAATTCAATTGTTAAGAATGGTAGGGCACAAGGTATGTTGGGCAAGACTGGCTCATCTGCTCGTGTCCCTCAAAATAAGTACAAATTCACTGCTGCTCAAATCGCTGCCATGTCGGAGGCTGAACGCCGCCAACGTGACCCGGAAATCGTAGCAGCTTACGCACAAGGTCTTGTTAAGGAGTAGTTAAATGTATTCAGGAAGATTAGTCACTCGTCCAGATGTAAACGCTTTTATCCCAAATGTATGGCAAGGTGACATTCGTCACTTCCGTTCGTCTAAGTTTGTGATGCAGCAAGCCATTACCGTACGTTCATTCGTCGGTAAAAAAGGTGACACTCTGTATGAGCCTCTCGTTGGTCGCGCTGCTATCTACCCCAAGCTGGCTGGTCAGCCTGTGCAGTTGCAGTCTCGTGAAGCTGGTGAGTGGGAACTGAAAATTAACCAGCACAATGAATCTTCATATGCTATTGAAGACATTGTGAAGATTCAGTCGCAGTACGATTTGCGGACTCCATACACCAAAGAGGCTGGATATGCTATGGCTCGTGACTTAGACAACGCTGTCTTAGCGTTACGTGCTGCTATCCCTACTACTCAGCAGATTTTCCGCACTATTAACGCTGGTGCAGGTACAGTCGCAGGAGACCCAGCACCTATTGACTCTGATGTCATCCTCGCTGCTAAAGCGTACATGCTAGAACAGGACGTTGACTCGGAAGACATCATGCTGCTGGTCAACCCAACGCAGTACACTGATATGCTGGATATTGACAAGTTTATCTCTGCGGATTACGTGAACAACCAGCCAGTGGTAAATGGTGTTATCGGTACTGTGTATGGCATTAAAGTTATGCACACTAGCAACTTGAAGCCTAACACACTGGATGGATACCACAACGGTGAGGGTGCACCTGGTCAGCCCACGCCTGGTGTCATCGGTAGTCCGTACATGCCTACACAAGATGCTGTAGTTGGTACGGGTCTACCGAGAGGTAAGACTGGTAACGAAGTGGCTCAGCCTTTTGTGTCGTGCCTAATGTGCTCCAAAGAGTGGGCAATGTTGGCTGTTCAGAAGAATATCTCTACTGAGTACAGCCGTGAGAACCTGTTGCAAGCTGACGCACTTGTTACTACTCATGCGTTTGGAACTCGCATTCGTCGCGCTAATGAAGCAATCTTGATTCACAGCGCTGCGTAGAGCTACCTGGCTCACGTAGTTATTACTGGGTGAGCCATGAATAAAGTTCCTGTGTTAGGGCAGCAAATTACATATGTGGATACTGATACTGTAACTGAAGCTGCTATTTATCGTACGGGTCTTATTATTGAGAGACCGACCAACGGGGTCAACTACGATGAGGAGCCTTTACTGATTTCCTATTTTACGGAACAAGGTACAGTACAGTTAAAAGCAAAGCACGGTTCTGCTCAAGGTGATTGGATGTTCGCTGGTGAATACGGAGTAAGATAATGCCTGTATCAGTCTCTACAAGTACGCTTCGTGATGTTTACAATACTGCGCTACGCTTTATTGGTGAGCGTCCCTACGAGATAGACGACGACGAGAACAACACAAGAGCACTTGCTAGAGACGCAGTGCGCTCAGCATTACAGGTGTTTGAGAACTCTCATGATTGGAGTTTTGCACGAAGAATGGTCACAGCTTCGTCATGGGTGGACGAGGTTGCTGTAGTGCAGAGGTTCACTAAATTGCATGGAGTTTATGTGAACAACTCCGAATTTGACAAGATGACTCCCCTTACAGAAGTTTCTCTTGACAACATGAGAGCGCTGAAGAGAGTACCTTTGACGGGGGTCACTGGTACTCTTTGCAGCATCTATGCACAACAAGATGCGGAGAGTGTCATCATCTCTCCGTACCCTACAGATGCACCAGGCAGAGCCAACTACTTTTTTGACATATCTGCTGTCTTAAAGAGACCAGCGAATGACGCTGACACGTTTGATATCCCTGAAGAGTGGATATGGTTATTCATTAAGCAAGTATGCGTACAACTTGCATTAACTCATCTGAACGACCGGGAGACGATGACTCTGTTCTCAGCGTCTTACACGGATGAGTTGAATAAGAGCATATCACGAAATCAGATGACCGGACCTTATCAAGGAAACCTATATAAGAACCGTTATGGTAGGAACTGGAGATAGCACACCAAAGAACGTATTCGCGGATAACTTCGGTGGTCTAAACAGAACGTCTAGTCCGCTGAATTTGCCGTTTACAGACTCTCCTTATCTGCTTAACGTAGATGTGGACGTGTCTGGTAAGGTACGTAAGCGTAAAGGAACTCGGACGTTCTGGACTGAGTTAGGCGACGACCGAGTGTCTATCTCTCAGTTGCAGTCTAACTTAGGGTACAGTTATTTAATTACTAAGTTAGTAGATGCTGTACGCATCTTCGAAGTAGCAAATGACGAAGCAGAGTTGATATGGAATGCGGATGACGTTTTCATCCCTCAGACAGGTGATGTAAATTTCGTCAACATCCCAGGAAAGAATGTGAGGGTGCTGATGCTGAACCGTAATCACTGCCCTATACAGATTACAACTCATGAAGAGCAAATTATTAATTCTGTTGGTGGCTCCACCATCGCGGTGCCTCAACTGTTCAGAGACTTGGGTGTGGCTGCCGTCTACCGCAATAGAGTTCCTCTGGACTTCACATACAGTGGTGGTGCCACTCTTACTATTCCTGGTAATTATTCTGCTTTTGACACGATTGACATAATAACATTCTCATGGCAATGGTTAGCAGAGAGTTACTACTATTTTGGTGACAACTTCCACAGAAGCGTTACTCGTGCTGGTGCAACATTAGGAGACCAGAACGTAGAGATTCCTAAGACAATTAACAGCAATATTGAGAATGCGACAAACCCAGACGAGTACGGCATAGTTGCTTTTGTTAACAACCAGTACGATAACAGATACCTATACCGTGCAAACGGTAAACCTGCTAACGCATTTGAATACAGCTTTGGGGACGGAGCGACATATCAATACTCCACGGTACAGTCTACCACTCCGTCTCCTTTCTTCGTAACATTTGGCAAGGAAGCCAAAGACGTAAAGATAAGCGTAAATAATGTCAACGTCAATGCTGGGCTGAACCAGATTGTCATCCAAGACCACGGTCTAGAGACGAACGACTTTGTTGAGTTCTACAATCAAGACGGGCTGTATCCGCCTCTCGTTGCTGGTGTCCCCTACGTAGTACGAAAGATTAACGACAATGTATTTGAGTTGTACACTGATGATACGTTCACTACGATTGTCAACTTTACGACACCTGCGACTGTAACGTTCACAGATGCGGACATTGACACTACGCTGAACCGTCTTAACATCGCGCACCCATTCCCTGTTGGGTCTATTACTAGGGTTACATTTCAGAACCCTAATTATCTGTTACCTGTCGGTGTTGCACCAGAGCAGAGTTACTACGTGTTTGCGTTGACTGCTTCTGTATTGGAAGTGTACTTCGATAGAGAAGCCACGAGACGCGTTGACCTATTCAACCGTGTCGAGCGTCTTATATTTGACACTGGTGTTGCTGTTAATCCACAGAACATCATCACCATTAGTAACCACTTATTGTTTGCTAGAGACGCAGTACGTATATACCCGTACACTGGTTCTACATTGCCTAACCCTTTAGTGGCTGGGCAAGTCTATTATGTAGACCCTATCAGTCCTAACGGCATACAGTTATTCAATGATGTAAACCTTACATCTCTGGTGGTCTTAACTACGACTGGTACAGGACAGTTCACGCTGCGGGTAGACGGTGGTACGATGCAGATACGTCAAGAGTTCGGGCAGATGACTCTTGATAAGATAACATTCAGCAAGGTTGACTTCGTGCGTCTTAGACCACTGGAGTTCAACGGTGATGTTGGTGTTCGCGGTCTTGACTTGTACGTTACTGTGAACAACGTACTGGTGCCACAGAATACTACTAACGTTGGTGTCGCACCACAGTGGCGTTACCAGTTGTTTACGAATACTGGTTATAATATTATTCTTAATAACACTACTGTAGCAAATAGAATAGGCTTTACTGGGTCTAATGAGATAGGCGTACCACAAAATGCGGTTATTAAGGTCACTAATAGAACACCACGCTGGGTAGGGTCTAATGCTAAGAATACACCGTTCAATAACGACAATGGCGGATGGTACCCCATATATGGAATCGCTAAGTACTGTGATTACAACAAGGGTGAGTTCTTCTCCGTTGGGACGATCTTCCAATCCAGACTTGTCCTCGGTGGTCTCAAGAGAACTCCTCAACAAGTTCTATTCAGCTCAAAAGCTGCATTATCCGAGGAAGACTTCTACCTCTTCTTCCAGATTGCGGAAGATAACGTAACTCCTGCGTTAGACCCGTTTGACATAATCATCCCTGAACAGAACAACTACTCTATTCAGTTCCTTACTGAATGGCAGAGAGCATTGTATGTGTTCACTGACAACTCCGTGTTTCGTACGTTCTCTACAGAAGGTAACGTAACTATAGACAACAGAGTAGTGGGCAAGGTGTCTGAGAAAGGCGCTGTGAATCCACGGTGTGTCACTATTACAGAATCCAGCATTCTGTTCGTGTCTGACAATGGAGTGTACGACCTCGCTCCTATTTTAGAGAATGAGTATAGAGCGGCAGAGGTATCTGTAAAGATTCGACCATTCTTTGGGACGGTCGCAGTTGAGAAGTATAAGCATCTACCATGGATTGGATTCGACGACACGAACTTCAGAGTGTTCGTCGGTCTACCTACAGAAGAGGATACTGACGAAAGCAGCATACTGCTGGTGTACGACTCTGTGCAGAAGAGTTGGACAGAGTATGCCGCATTCTATAAGTTCAAGTCGTTCGTAGGTATGTCTTATATAGACACGGTACTGGGTAAGCTGTTCATGATTGCCCATAGGCTACCGTGCTATATTGCATTCACAAGGTTCAATTATATTAAGTACATGGACTTTGTTCAGAAGAACGCGGAAGGCTCGACAACGATTCCTTCTGTTCCGGTCTTCTGGAGAGGGGTAACGTTCAACGGTGTCACTGAGTACCAGCCCGATGTCACGATGCTGTTTATCAGAAACGTGCAAGACATACGTGTGTATTCTGGTGCGACTGCTGCAACTTTAACAGAGCGGACTTACAGGACAGAATGGCGCAAGACGAACCACGGTACTATAGAGTTCCTGTCTAACCCAGGTAATGGCATCATAGTCGTAACGCCGAATGTGCCAGACTCATTCTACGGTAACGTACTTCAGATTGATAACATTGTCGAAGCTCTGAGTGACACGTCATTCGGTAGCATCAACTTCGATGACCCGTGTCTATGCAGATTCGGTACTGTAGGTTACGGTGGCGGAGACATTACGTTTGAACCGTGCGAGTTCAACTTACAACCAGGTGCAGTTGGAGAAGTGGGATATGTCTACCATGCTGTATATACGTCACCTGTCTTCACAGTAGACACACTCGCTAGGTACAAGCGCACGAAGCACCTGAACGTAATGTTCGAGAACGTGCGTAATAGATACAAAGCAGAAGATGTCAATCTCGTAACTCAGACGTACAGTGACTTGGTGAACCGTCTTGAGAATGACTTAGAGACCAACGTAGCTATGGTGTTCCAGACGGATACCAAAGCTGAGTACGCTGAGGAAATTTACTCTAGGATTAACGTTAAGAAGTTAGACTCATGGTCGGTCTTCAAGGAGCCGCTTAAGGGTGTAGGGTATTCGTACCAGTTTGTAGTGTACAGCTTAGATGTGAACACATGGGTTATGTCAGGGTATCAGATAACTGGTAAACTTGTAGGTGAGCGTCATATTTCAGGAGACAGGTAATGGCAGCAGCATTTCCAGTAATAAGTGCAGGTGTCGGTATTGCTGGTGGTATCGTAGGAATGTTTGAGAGACGCGCTGAGGAGCGTCGTCAAGAACAGCTTGTAATGGCACAGTTGAATGCTAATCAGCGCGCACAAGAGATGCAGTACTCTGCTATTATGCAGGGTCAGCAGTTGCAAGCTCAGCAATATATGCAAGAGAATGCGATGCGGTTACAGCAGTTCAACCAGGCTGTATTCCAGCATCAGACTGCTGCAATGCAGAATGAGGGACAGTATGCTAACACTACGTCTCAACTAGGCACCGCATTGACAGGAGCGCAAAATGAGTTCTTGGCAGGCAACAGCCAAGCTGTATCTAGAGAGGCGCAGTACAATACTGCTGCTAATCAGTCTAGGTTCCAAGGATACCAAGACTCGATGGCTGTTGACCAACAGACGATGGAGATGTATCAAGCGCTGCAAGAAGCAATGACCCGCGGTGATAGTGAGTTCGCTAACTTTCTGTCTCGTACACTAGCAAATGAGACCGGACCACAGGTTAGTGACTCTACAGTTGCTAGAGCGCGTCAGCAAGACCAGCAGGAGTACGGTCGTCTCTTACAGACGCTCACCAACGCAGAGGCAATGGACGAAGCTCAGATGCAGCAACTTCTGTTGTCTGAAGAGTTTGCTAATTTATTAGAGGATATAGGTGTATTTGAAGGTAACCAAATTAGACAAAAGTATAACTATGCTATTGGTACTCTTGCTAATGACATTAACACTAAGCAAGCTGTCAACGAGTGGAACTACAGGACTATTGCAGAAGCAATCAGAGACAGCCTGGAGATGCAGCCCATTAATGCACAGATAGACCAGCTTCAAGGTAACATGAACTTTGCTGCTAAGAACTCTGAGTTAATAGGGCAAGCAGGTGGCATCGCTGCTCGTGGTCTAGGGGAACAAGCACAGTTGCTGCGGTCTTTACCACCACGACAGAGTTTGCTAGGTGGCATTTTGAACACAGTTTCTGCTGCTGCACCGCTGGCTAGTCTCTTCATGAATTCCCCATCATCAGGGTTCATCTCTCGTAGGTCGTCTTATCAGGAACCTTTGAATCTCGACCTATCAAGGAGCGTCTACTCGTCTTACCCACTGAACATTGACTTAGCGAGACCTTTATACTGATGAGATTCCTAGGAACCGACATACCAGACATTGAAGCAATGAGCGCTGAGTACCAAGGCGCTCAAGCTCAATTGCAACCAGCATTCGACATCTCTAACAAGGCAAACGCTGACGTACAAGAAACGTTTCAGCGCATACGTAAAGACCAAGAGGCAAACACGCAGCGCTTCATTCAGTCTCAGATGCAGATTGGTGAAGCCACAAAAGCGTACGCTGTCTTAGACCAAGCTCAGCGTGAGTCCTCACAGTCAGGGTTCAACAACCTACTCGGAGCAGTACAAGGCGTTGCACAGACTTATTTACGTTTCAAAGACCAGCAGGCTCAGGCTGAAGCTGCTCGTCTTAAAGCAGACCAAGAGGCAGAGGACAGGCAGATTAAACTCACTAAGTTTCAGTGGGAAGCCGAAGACAGGGAACGTAAGCAGATGGCTGCGCTGGCTTGGCTTTCTGCTAACGAAGAGAGTGAGAAGTTTCTTAACCTCGCACCTGAAATAATTCGCGGCGACGGTGGTCCGGTCTTATACGAACGGATGCGTACGCAGCTTCTACAGCAGTACATACCGTACCTCGAACCAGAGCAAGGTGTAGAACTCATTCGCAGGCTTCAAGCTCCTGTACGCACTGAACGTGACAGGCAGTTTGATGCCCAGCAGAAGATGTTCGAGAAAGAGTCCGCAGCAATGACTAACAAGTCGCTGCAAGAAGGACTTTTCATGCTGAACGCAAAAGCAGGAATGTTCATCAAGTACGCTGGGTCTCCTGAGGACGTGCAGAAGCATACTCAGGAGTACCTGACGATGATGCAAGACTACGCATCAAAGATGAATCCCACGGACGCCGCAAACTTTATCGCTCAAGCGTATCAGGAACTAGGTAAGACCGTAGACCTCGGACAAGGACAGTTCTTAGAGCTTAATAAATCCTTAAGTAACTTTAGAGAGTTCACTCAGGCAGCAGCACAGGAATCTGCTCGTCTCAGACAAAGTGGACCGTCTTACTTACCACAGTACCGCGCTAACCTAGCGTACCTGCGTAAACGGTACGGCATTACTGATATGGCTGGGTTTGACGACCCATACGAAGCTGATAAAGTAATGGCAGACTTGCAGGACAGACAGAGCAAGTTTGACGCTGCTTTTGAGCGGCAGGAACTTCGTGCCGTTGAGCGTACGAATGTCACATACGACGAGGTAGTCGCACTAGGGTACACGTTCTATGCGGACCCACGGCAACGTGTGGTCTTTGAGAAGTACCTACGCAACCCTAAGATTAAGTCTGCTATTACTCTAGCAGAGTCGATGGAGAAGTACGACAAGCTGGTCAATGAGAACCGTGATAAGAAGATACGGTTCAGAGAAGAGCTTGCACGGTTAGACGCCTCCGACCTTAAGCAGTGGTTGTCCTGGGTGGCGTCTGACGCAGGTGATGACCTTATCAAAGAGTTAGGTATCAAGTCTCGTCTTAACGTACAGATTGAAGACATTCTTAAGTCATCAGCAGCGGCAACTGCTAAAGATAAAGAGTGGCTCAACAAAGCACAAGTTACGCTGTCTGGACGAGGTGAACTGGACTTAGTTAATTTAGCAACTGCTGATACTGCTGGTGGCATCCGTTCTTCATCCTCTGTGACACCTGAAGAGATTCAGGCAATCCGCAGCAAAGTGATGCAGGTCAACACCGCTATTAAGCAGGAGATACAGAAACGCTCAGACCTTATTGATAGAGACCCAGAGTTTCTGCGTCTCCAAGCTCAGCTTGCGTCTTATAAGCTGCTAGACCCGAAGCAGAGAGCAGCACAGGCAAAGGTGGCATCTGGTAGAGTACAGCAAGTGCTTACCAGAATTAATCAGACTCTGGAGCAGCAGCAAGCTCGGTCTAAAGCAAACCCGATGCCACAACAGAGACCCGGAGGTGTCTCACCAGAGTACCCTTTTAAGCTGCCTCAGCTTGAGTTGCAGACTATTAGAGGTAACAAGATTATCACACCATTCAAACCTGGCACTCGTGGTGTGGTGTCTTCAGATTATAAAGACCCACGACCAGGGAGGTTACATGCTGGGATTGACATTGCTGTACCTATTGGTACTCCTCTTATCTTTTACGACCACGGAGTGGTAGACTACGTAGGTAACGTCAGTGGTTATGGTAAGATGGTTGACATTAAGACACCTGACGGTAAGATTCACAGATTCGCGCACCTCGACTCGTACAAGGTAAAGAAAGGTGACAAGGTGACACCTGGGTCATTCTTCGCGCGTAGTGGTAATACAGATGGTGGAACTGGTATTTCAACTGGTCCACATTTACATTGGGAAGTACGTAACAGCCCTCACGGTGGCTTTGAGTCATCTGTTGACATCGTGAAGCACATGGTACAGTACCGCAATGGTAGTGGTCGTATGGTGCGTAACTCACAGAAGCAGCCTACACACGTACCTCTTGACTCAGTGCGCGGCAGTGCTGGGTCTTACATAAGAACTGGTAAAGTACACACCGCTGACGGCAATATGTACAACGTGCGTTACTCATTAGGCGCACCGTTTAAGCAGGATTACATGTCCCCCTACATAGGAGACTACCGCAGAGCCAACAAAGCAACTGCTAACTACGGGTACAAGCAGCTTGCAGACGACCCAGCATTCGCTAAGAAGATTGCACAGGTAGCGTCTAAGATAGGTATACCTGCTGTATGGCTGGTAGACATTATGGCGCATGAATCAGCAGGTTTCCAGACAGCAATAAGTAATGACAAAACAATGGCAACTGGTCTCATACAGTTTATGCCTGAGACAGCAGCCTCGTTAGGAACGTCAGTTGCTGCTCTTAAGAACATGGATAAACTGCGACAGTTAGATTACGTAGAGAAGTACTTCAGAGTGAACGGATTTTCTAAACGTATGAAGAACATATATGCTGTCCTTCAGGCGATATGGAATGGCTCTATAGACCGTGCTAACAGACTTGACCCGTCTCTTATTAGTTTACATGACCAGACTGTTATAACAGACCCAGAGACAGGTGAACGTCGTTACTTTAACTTTGGTGACTACGTTAAGAGATTGGGCAGAGATGTCGGACGAAAGTACAAACCGTATGGAAGAAAAGGCACGGCTATACACGTTGGTTACAGAAGCGGATGTCCTACGTGTCAGAGCATCCAGAGGTCTGGAGAAGCATTTTTCCCTCATGAAGCAGGTTAACGATGAGCATTCTGAGAGAGTACGAAGAAGAGAACAATCCGAGCGGGACTGAGGATTTAAGCATTCCTATGATGCCTCAGCCACAGAGAGCAGCACAGTCGCTCCCTCAAGAAGATGCTGCGTCCTCTGTCCCTATCGAAGAGGTAATGCCTCCACAAATTGAGTCACCAGTTAACAATTTAGGTGTCGATGTTGGAGAGGGTGGAGGCTTTCTCACTCAACAGGATGACGGTCAGCAGTTGCCTATGTTGCAACCTGACTTAGACAGAAGTCCGCGTATTCCATTTCAAGCAATAGACTTTGAAGTAGACGTACCACGCTGGCAGCCTGTTGACATCCCTGAGCCTACTCTTCCTACTGACCAGAATGCTGTTGAGCGTTTCTTAAATGAGTCTCTGTCTATACAGCGTTCACAAATGCTGAACCCTGTGAACGCACCACGAGTACCATACACAGGTAACCCTATATTAGAGGCTCTTAGTAACTTATTCGGTAAACGTGATTTATATGAAAAGTATTACAAGAACGGATATGGACAACTCGGCGCTGCTGGTGGATTCCTGTACGGTCTTACTCTTCCATTTAACATTGTTAGTGGTGTTGCGTCTGACTTAGGACGTATTGGTGCTGCTGCCGCTTCTGGTGCAGACCGTATGCGCCAAGAAGTATCAGATATGATGTTTCGCGGTGACAAACCGTACAGCATCTCAGACCTCGGCAAACGCATGATTGATGCGTACGGACGAGGTTACAATGAACTGCTGGGTCTCACCGCGACAAGTCCGTATACCGCCACACAGGAAGCATTGTTCGGCAGACAGTTCTCATTCGCTGATGAGCGTGTCAATGAGCGTGGTGACTTTAACCCATTCGGTCTCTTACCTGAGTACGGGACGTACAAACGAGCACCGCAACTCAGAGACACACCATTCTCAGACGCGGTTCGTAAAGGTCCGCTTGCTGATTTTGCGAATGCTGCGACATCAATCATAGGTATGCCGTTAGAGGCAGCGCTCAAAGGTGTGTCTGGTAACTCTGGTATTAAGATACCGAAGATTTCAGACTGGCTTGCAGATAGAGTAAAACAAGCAGAGTTAGACCCAAGCACATATTGGCGTTCAGTTGCTGGTTTTGGTTTAGACGCTATCGTAGACGGGTACATCACTGACTTCCCAGGTTACATCTCCAAAGCTGCGAACTCCGCTGTCAAGAATGCACCTATACCAGACGTTAAAAGCTCTGCGTTGGCTCGTCCTATTGACTACGGTTTCAGTTGGAACCCAGGTACAGTCAACCCACGTACATACAGAAGACAACCTCGTTTACCTGGTGCTCGTGTCTATGAAGGTGAGCCAGTACTCCCCAGACCCGCACCACCAGAGCTTCAGATTCCTCCTGTGTCTTCTAGCAAAGTAGATGCTATCGATGCTGAGTTCAGAGACGTACCACTATTAGAACCTAGTATAGATATTAAGATGCC